CTATAGAATTCCAGTGTCCTCACTACTCCGGCGGAAGTAGGGGATAAATCCGTCACCACTAAATAAAAGAGGATACCATAGCTATGTACAACAGGTTGAATGAACCCGGGAGTGGATCATGAATAAAAGAACAGAGACAAGGTTTTTAGAACAAGAACATAAGCAGAAGCCTCCAAAGGAATCGCGTAAGAAACCTTTGCCTAAACCAGGCCAGTACGATGTAAAGAATTTAGAGGAATCTAAAAAGATATATTCAGCTGGAGGAAAATACTAATGTCTACAGATGGATATAAAGAAAAAGTAACTGATGAAGAACTGATTAATGTAATTGACCAGGGAGTAATGAACTCTACAGGCGATTGGCTTAACTCATCAGATCTAGCACGTGAAAGACTTAAAGCTACCTACGAATATGCAGGTTTAGCTGTATCACATCTAGCACCACAAGGTGTATCAGCTATTGTTGATACGTCTACTACAGAAGTTGTAGAAGCATACACTGCTGTGTTGTCTGATTTGTTCCTAAGTAACCAGCGTATAGGTAAATTTCTACCATGGGACGATACACCTGGCGCATTTAAGGGCGCTAAAGATGCTGGAGCCCTAGTAAATTACACTATATTTAAACAAAATAATGGCTGGGATATACTAGAACAATGGATGAAATCTGCCCTATTATGGAAGAATTCTGTTATACGTTGGGGATATATAGAGGATTATGACTACGTATTTGAAGAATACGAAGAGATATCCCAGACTAAGTTAGATGAAATCTTATCTGATGATAGTCATGAGATTGTAGGCGAACTTGAATTTGAAAATAGACCTGTACAACCTAGTGATAATCCTATGGCTGGTCCAGAAGTAGAACTTGTATACGTTAACGTACGCTGTAGAAAACAGATTAACAAATCAAAAATTAAATTAGAGTTAGTTCCACCAGAAAACTTCCGCATTTCTCGAGATGCTACTACATTAGACGATGCAACATTTGTTGGAATCCAAAGTAGTCTTACTCGATCTGAGATACGTAAGTTCTATCCAGAAATGGCAGAGTCCATTGATGATTGGGACGAGCTTGATGGAGAAACTTGGGCAGGAGCATTAAGCTATTCGCAAGATGTTGCTGCTAGAAAGCAAATCACAGGTCAAGAGTATACTCAAGGCTCAAACCAATATACTGGAGAAATAGGATTAGAAGCATTACGTGAAGTTACAATTACTGAATGCTGGATACATGTTGATCGTGATGGTGACGGCATCGCAGAATTAAAACATATCATATCAGCTGGTACTACTATCTTACATGAAGAAGATGCGACAGGTATACCACTTGCTGATATTGTTCCTATTGATATACCGCATGAATACTACGGTCTATCAATGGCAGACTTTACTAGATCTTCAACACTCGCATCGACTGCTATACTTAGGGGTTTTGTAGAAAATACTTACCTTACTAACTACGCACCGAAGCTAGCTGATCCTAATGTTGTAGACTTCTCTGCCTTGCAGAATATGAAGCCTAAGCAGATCATACCAACTAATGGTAATCCAGCTGGTGCTGTTTTCCAGATGCCACCTGAAGCTATATCAACTGGTACTGTACCTTTGCTTGAACACTTACAAATGATTAAGGAACAAGCTACAGGTATGTCTAAAGCTGCACAAGGTTTAAATGATACTTTATATGTATCAGGAAACTCTGAGCAAAAGATATCAGCTGTTCAAACCGCATCTCAAAAACGTATACAGCATATTGCTAGAAGGTTTGCAGAGACAGGATTTAAAAGATTAATATCTGGTTTGTATGATACTATAAAGACTTCTATGAAAGGTGAAGTTAAATTTAATTTCGCAGGTATATTTTCTACTGTTAATATGGATATGTTACCAGAGTCTATGGATGTAGAAATACTACTAGACATTGGTGAGAATTCTAACAGTACTAAGATTGCAAAGCTTTCTAAGATTGGTGGAGAGATATTACCAGGTTTAAATCAACAAGGCGCTGGATCTGTAATTAAACCTTCAGCTCCCGCAGTGTTAGCTACTAAGCTAATAGAAGCTATGGATATAGACAGTAATGATTTCCTTGAAGATTATACTCAACCTGAATTTCAACAGCAGGCAGCTCAAGCATTGCAGCAGCAATCTGAAGGAGCTCAAGCTGATGTAGAGAATACTAAACGTTTAGCTACAGCAAATACCGCTTTAGCGGAGGCTAACGTAAACTACACTAACGCTCAGGCAAAGAATACAGTCGATGATAACTCTAAGCAATTAGCAGTAGCAATCGATAGACATTTCCAAGAGTGGGCAGATCTTACTATTAAAGCAACTAAGGAAGGTGCAACATTACCACCTCACCCAGAATATAGTGAGATCTTAATGATGTCACGAAATCTGCTACAACCTAATAACGAAGGAGAAAATCAATAATGGCACACGTAGTAATAAGTTCTTACGGAACTGGGGCGGCCCAAGCAGGCGGCGCAGTAACAACAACAAGCGGAAATAAAAATGTATTGTTTGTAAATGAAACTGATTCAACAATAACTTTAGATCTTCATATAGGCGGTGCACATCACTCACCAGGCTTATCACATACAATACCTGCTAACAGTTATCTTAACTATTTACATACCGGCTCTCATGGTGCGGCTACAATGGTTAATGTAAAAACAGCACACGGTACTTCTGCTCAAACAGATGAGCGTGTATATATGTATCATAAAGTTTAACTAATGGATAAATATAAAAAGACAGCTGAGACGAGGCTGGGAAATACAAAATCCTACGGTAATCATAAAACTCATCCAGAAGAATTAGCGCGAATAGCCCACGTAAAAGGGCATTTCGCTGCTAAAGAAAGAGATGAATTTTTTGATGAAGTGTATGGTGAAGTCTTAGTTGACTTCTTTTTAGAGTGGCTTAAGACGGAGCCACATGAAACAAAATCTCGAGAGTTCCTCTACTCTTCTGCAATGGCGCTAGGTAGTGTCAAGCAGAGAATGATAAACTTCGAGATGTATGGGAAAAATATCCCACACCTTATGGAGGACACAACAGATGCGAGAGATTAATTATGAACATCTTGCTAAGAATATAGAAGAAATGATAAACACACTTGAGTATGATTCATCGAGAAGTGCAGGTAAAACTAAACTTAACTCAGATAAGCTTATAGATTTATACGCTTTACAAGAGCGATACTCAAAGATGATTAATTCACCAACTACTTCCCGTAAGAAGGAGATAGTAAATGGCTGAAACTAATACCGAAGCAACTATAGATTCTACCTTAACTGATGATACTATAGCCGAGGTTAATACTGATGTAACTGCTGATAACTTGCTGGCTGATATTGTACGGAATTCCAATTTCGTAGACTCTCTACCCGATGGCGAAGTTCCAGAGTTAGATCCGGAAGAATCAGATGACCAAGACCCAATACAGTCTGAGGAAGCCGATAGCGAAGATGTCGAAGAAGTCCAAGAAGAAGTTAATGATGATGAAGATGAAGATGCCGCGGAAGCCGCTACCGATACATCTGAAGCATTTACCGCTGAAGACTTAGACTTAGAAGCTAGAGTCGTTGTCAAAATTGATGGCGAAGATTCTGAAGTTTCTTTCGGTGACCTGATTAAAGGTTACTCTACTGAACAACATCTTTCTAAAAAGGGTCGTGAACTCGGTGACGCAAGAAAACAGATGGACTCAGATTATGATACTAAAGTAAAAGAACTTGGCAATATGTCAAAAGCTTCTGCTGCGGTTTTGTATTCTAATGAACAGCAATTGTCAAAAGAGTATCATGAGATTGAAGCGCAAATAGAACAAGCGCGGAAAGACGGTGATACTTACGAAGTTAACGAACTTAAAGATAAACGTGAACAAGCTCAAAAAAGCTATTGGCAATCTCGTAATCAACGAGAGTCACTAGTAAAGCAAGTTACACAGCAAGAACAAGAGACGCAACAGAAAGATTGGCAAGCTCAACTCGCTAATTTTAATGAGAGAATTCCTGAACTTATACCTGACTTCAATGATAAGACAGCTGCGAGCATACGAGAGTTTGCTATAGCTGAAGGTATACCTGCAGAAGTTCTCGATTCAATTGCCGATCCTGTAATTGTAAAGTTTGTCGATGATTACCGTAGACTTAAACAAGGCGTGACAAAAGGCGCTGTTAAAAGAAAATCTGCACCAACTAAAAAGATTCCTGTACGCAAAGCTAAAAGTGTAACTAAGCGTAAACAAGATGCTAATGAAGCTCAAAGACAAAAAGTCTTGAGTGGACAAGGGTCTGACGACGATCAACAGGGATTTTTAAGAGGTCTTGCCGAACGCTCATTGAATCTTTAATACCTTAGGAGGTATCTATAAATGACTACTAATGTCGGCGGACGTATTACAGGCGGACCAGCAGGTCCAGCACGTGGTGCTTCTACAAACGCTTCTCAAAGAGAAGACTTAGCTAACTTTATCACTATGATTACACGGGACGAAACTCCGTTCATGTCATCTATTGGTAAAACAAAATCAACCGCTATTTATCATGAATGGCAAACAGACACCCTAGAGGTTCCAGGCTCTTCACGAATTGCTGAAGGTCAAGATTGGATAGCTCCTGGATCAGGTGCACAAACACCTGCAACAGGCGCAGCGTTCGATCCGGTTGGACCGTTCCGTACACGCTTAGGTAACTACACACAAATCAATGGTAAAACTATTGCTGTGTCAGGTACTAGACGTGCAGTCGATCAAGCAGGTGTTGCAGACGAGTATGCATATCAGTTAAAGAAACGTGGTACAGAATTACGACGTGACGTTGAGCATGATATGATTCACTCATTTAACGTATCAGCAGCTGTTGGCGCTCAGCCAAATACAGCACGCTCAGCAGGTGGGTATCAATCATTCATCAATGCTGCAGCAACTACTGTATATGCGACTTCCCAATGGGGTGTACCTAATGTAGTAAGTGCAGGTACTAATGCAATACGATCAACACTTGGTACTACTGCACAGCCAACAAAAGGCGCTTTAGCATTAACTGATGTCGATTCAGTTATGCAGAAGATTTACGAACAAGGCGGTAAAGCTTCTAAGATTATGCTGTCTCCAAAACTTCGAAGAGACTTCTCTGATCTAATGGTTAGTGATACTGGTGTTGTACGTAATATTGACGAAAGCGGAAAACTCCGTCAGTCAGTAGACGTATACATGTCAGACTTTGGCGATCTAATGGTAGTTCCAAACTACATCATGGGTCTAGCTAATAGTGTCCAATTTACCAACAGCGCTAATGCGAATCTTGCAGCTACAACTCCTGTTGCAGACTTCTCCGCATTGATCTATGATCCAATGTGGTTTAACGTTGCTACACTACGACCTATGCAGGAAGTAGACGTAGGACAAAAAGGTGACTCAACTGTTGGAATGATGGTTGAAGAATGTACTTTAGAAGTACGTAACCCTAATGGTTGCGGTGCTATCTACGGTCTTTCATAAACATACTTGGAGAGCTTGTTAATTCAGGCTCTCCATATTTTTCAATACAATCGAGAGGTTTATCTAATGAAAGAGTATTTAACAACTAAGAATATAATAATCGCAGTTGCAGCTTGTGTCATAATATGGTCTGTAGTAAAAGCAATGCTACCTGCTGCAGGCGTAGTGTAGTAATAATGGACACTACTCACAAGAAATCTTTTATGAAACAATATAAAGACGTGAAGAACATATTAAAAACAGGTTCAGGCGGAAAACTTAAAGGATCGAATATTAGAAGATTAAAGCGTACTTTCAAAGATCCTAAAAATAAAAAACTTTTAGAGACTTATGGTGCAGCTGCAGGTAATTCTAGGGCTTTTAATACTGAGTATAAAGCAAGCGGCGGTAACGTTGCTCAATACTATGGTAAAGGCGGAAGAGTAGCAGGCTGTGGACCAGCACGAAATAAAAAATAATAAAAACCAGGAGGTAATAAGATGATAGTTTTTAAACTAGCTAACGGGAACGTTTACCCCGGCGAAAAATGTATATGGCGCACAGTTCAAACGGCAACAGGTTATAAGTTGTCGAATTGGGAACCGCATACTAATGTACTTACGAGTGCAACACCGACAGCAAACGACGCGACAATAAACGCTAAGATGGGATATATAGGTAAGTCAGGTAGGTTTGTATCCTACACTGAAGACTTTTAATTAGGTAGGAGAGGACATGTCTAATTCATCAGAAATAAAATTCCGCGGAAAAGAAGCGGATGGTAAAAGAGGTATGGAAGCATCCTTTGATTTGGAGACAGGTCATGGTTATTTCCAACAGGAT